CCATGACGGTGACCTGCGTGCCCTGCCGGTCATGGCGCACTTGCAACTGCGCATCGCGGCTCTGCAGGATCGCGTCCGGCGTGATCAACTGCAGCGGGCGCGATTCTGCTCGCACATTCAAGGCCAGCTCGCCCTCTATCATCTGGATGCGCCGCACCTGGTCATTAAAACCCAGGTTCACCGCACTGGCCGTGTTCAGCCATAGCGAGCTGCCATCAACCAGGGTCCACTGGTGACGCTCGCCTGTTCCTGTGCGGTGGCTCGCCAGCGCGGCGCGCACTGGCGTGGACCCCGCGCCTTGCCAGGCAACGGTGCCAACCGCACCAAGGACCAACAGGCGCTTGAGTAACTGCCGACGTTTCTGCATGTCCGGCCCCGCCGACGCCAGTGCCCTGCGCGCGGTGGCATCGCGCAAAAGATTCGCTCCGGGCTGCTGCAACAGCGGCAAGCTGGCGACACGCTGCCAGGCCTGCTCATGCTCATCGCTCGCCTCGCGCCAACACTGCAATGCTTCCAGATCAGGCGCACTCATAAGCCCGGACTGCGTCCTGACAAGCCAATCAATGGCAATATCGCGCACCTGCGGATTAATCTCGGCCCTCATTCGAAACGGCTCGCATAGCAAACGCTGAATGCCTTGCCCATGGCCCGTTGCACTTGAGCCACAGTCAAACCCAACTGCGCAGCGATCTGCGGGTACGTCAGGCCGTCGAGCTGAGACATGAAGAAAATCTGTCGTATGCGCTCAGAGAGCCCAATCAATAGCGAGTCGAGTTGCAACAAGGTTTCGATCACCAGATACCGGTCCTCGGGTGACGATTCCCCCCCTTCGGGCCGAGCAGCCAACGCTTCAAGATAAGCCCGCTCGATCTCCTGGCGGCGCCAGCGATTGACCAGCAGTCCATTGGCAATCGCCGCGAGAAACGCCATGGGCTGGCGCAACTCGCACACCTGCTGAGGGGCGCGCAGCACACGGATGAACGTATCGTGGGCCAGATCCTCGGCGTCGGCACTGTGCCCCAACCGCCGGTTCAGCCAGCCCTGCAGCCAGCCGTGATGATTCTCGTACAACTGTTCGACGGACGATGTTGGGCTGGCATCCTGCATGTGAGGCTCGCACTGCGTGAATGATAATGCTTCTCATCGTATTGATCGGGCGCATGGTTGTACAGTGTTTACACCTGTTTGATGGGGTGGAATTCTACGTCCGTATTCCTGAAGACCTTTGAATTACCCTGGCCGGGTTTGTTTTCTTGCAGTTGCCGATATTCATTCAAACGCCAAATAGCACCAAGCCCCGAGTTACGGGGCTTGGTGCTGTGGTGCGCTTCGCGGTCACCTTGCAAACTAGAGGTCGCTCGATACGGATACGCAGTGATAACCAGCTCCCGGCAATCGAGTACTGGAGACGCTTTCCCTGCATGAGGGAACGCTCCAGCATTCCCAGGCTGTTGAGAATGTGGAAGACGGCTGCCTCCCTCAATTCCCAATCAGTGGCGTTGCCGGCATCAGTATCTGCAATGCCCTCCTGCACGGCTTTGAATGCCAGGACTCAGCGGTCACGTAGCGGCTCAAAGCCCGCTGCAGGGGGGTATTGACGATCTCGGTCGGTCGCCCGCGCCAGTTGATCCAACTCGCTGACAAGTTCGGGCTTTACTCGGAAAGACATAACGGGAGAGGCTGCCATAACGTTGTTCCACACGTGTTCTGTATGCGCTGTGTACATGGTATGCGGACGTTATGCTTCGGCTGGTAGTCGGCCACCAATAGCGGTTTGTCGGTTTGGGGAAGGATTTACAGGCGAGCGACTGGGTTGTATCAACCCAGAAACAACAAAGCCCTCACATTTCTGTGAGGGCTTTGTTTTGTATGGTGCCGGCACCAGGAGTCGAACCCGGGACCTACTGATTACAAGTCAGGTCAGCTACTCAACAGAATTAAGGGCTGGCGCCTTTTTTTTGTACGTGAACAACAAGGCCTCGGGCTTGATTTTCCTGCTATGGCGGTTGGCAATGTACGCGCCTGCTATCACCTCTTTTTCCTTAGCTGAAACCTGTGTGTAAAGCTGTGGATAACTTGCGTGAAATGCAAAAAAGATTTAGTATCCTTGTGACTTTTCAGGGGCGGGCCGATGTCTAACCGGCATGCAGAAGAGCTCACCTTTGACTAATCCTTATGTCATTAACGTCTGAATGGAGGCTTTGATATGACTGAATCTATGCAAAGCCTTTACAGTGCGTTCAGAGCCCATGGCCTGCCTAAGCGGCAGGTACAGGCGTTTCTACCTGCTTGGTGGGATGACGAGATAGCTGAGACGCCTAGCGGTCTCCAGCAGGCTAAGTTCATCTTGGCGCGTGCCTTGAATCTGAAGCTTCGGTCAATTGCCGAGACGCCTGCGCGTATCGAGTTTGATTTGCCTGAGCAGCGCCGTTTCAAGCTCATAAAGGGGACGACTGCTGACGACGTTGAGCTTGCGGTAGCTCTGGCTCGCAGTGCTTCCAAAATCGTACTGTCCAATATTGAGCGCCCTTATGTGCGCCCCGTCTCGGCCGCTGAGATTCGGAGTCAGATATTGGCTTCTGGCAAGCCTTGGGTTGGCCTGAGTGACCTACTGGACTATTGCTGGGAATGTGGAATTCCCGTGATTCATCTTGCTTCTTCAATTATGAAGAAAAAGATGGATGGTATTGCCATGTCTACAAATAATCGCCCATCGATTGTTCTTTCGTCGAAGAAAGAGTGCGGCTATTTGCTTTTTCACCTAGCTCACGAGCTTGGACATATCGCTTTAGGACATGTGGACGCTAATGGCGCCATCGTTGATACGGAAATTGCAAAAAACGATGACGGTCGTGATGATGATGAAGTTGCGGCAGATGAGTTTGCACTTGAGCTTCTAGCGGGAAAAGCATCAGCTAAGCTGCGGCTAGGTCGTTTTATGCCGGCTCCAGATCTTGCTAGGGTTGTAAATAACTATGGTTCTGCGAATCATATTGATCCAACTCATGTTTTATTAAACTGTGCTCACAATGGTAATTTTTGGCCATTGTGTACTAAAACGCTTAAGCTTTTGGCTCAAGGTGTGAGTGATAAAGCTTTAGTGTCTAGTTATTTGTTTTCAAATCTTGCGGAAGAGATTAAAGAAGATAGTCTCGACTTGCTAAGGGCTCTAGTTGACCCTGAATGATCCTACTGTCCGATAACGACTTGGTGATCAAGCTTGCACAATGTGATCTACTGCAAGACACCCTCGGTAGCTTAAATTCAGGCGCCAAAGACTGCTTCGTCCTTTCTAGTCTCCCCTACAGCCTGCGCTTGAAAGATCCAGACAAATCCATCGAAAAATACGTCGGAAGCTCACAGGCTTACGAACGAATTTGCGGGTTTCTTGAGCAATGCAGCGTGCTCAATGACGCTAAAGTTGATTTTGATTTGATCGATCACATGCAACAGATCGATGAGGTTGATCCCGGAGAGTTTGCATTGTTTCTACATGCAAGCGATCGTCACGGCTGGGGCGAAGAGTTCAAGATACTGACAGGCGATAAAAGGGCGCTCTCCGCGATCTGTTCGTACGAGCATTTTGATACCGCCTTTTCTTTCCTCCCTGGAAATGTCGATTGTCTGGAGTCTTCAATGTTAAGACTCATTAACTATGCCGGATATGAGTATGTCAATGAGCGCGTGTCAGTTGCTCGAAAGCAAGTAAGTGAGAAGAAGTACGATAAAGTTCTTCGTTCTGCGTTTGGCGACGGCCGAGATGAACAGCACTGTACTGAATGTCTTAAAAGTTACATGGTTGATGTTATAAAACTTTTCACTCCGAAGATGGATTAACTGTCGGCACGCTGAGATCGTAAACGTCCATCATCGATTCGTCTTTATGGCCTGACGCTTGTTGCTTGTCTGCCCGGGTGCCCACCGTATCGGTGATGCCCTTACGCTTAAAGTCGTGCATCCCAAACCTCTGCTCTTCAGTGAGCACCTTCTTCTCAATCGCTTGCATTATCAGTCGCTGGAAGGCTGTATCAAGCCCTGACTTCGATAACTGCCTGCCGGTAGCGGCAATAATAAGGAAGCGCTGGTCTGCTCGGATTGGCACCGGCACTCGCTTCCGCTCCCACGTTTCTGACCTGACGGCCTTGGCCGCGTCCCAGGCGGCACGCAGCCGAGGAGTCCACCTGACGATATTGTCCCGACTGCCTTTACGACGGTTGGTGAGCACCCCTTCGTTGAGTTCGTTCTCGTCGGTGAGTGTGATCGTCTCGATCCCGCGCAGGCGGCACAGGTATCCAATCTCCATCACATACCACAGGTAAGGCGAGCAGGCCCCAGCCTGGCCGCTCTTGAGTTGGCCTTGCTGCTTTGCGAACCTGATCAGGTTGACCATGACCGTGTCTTCGGGCAGTCGGCGCTGCTTGCGCTCTTTCGGCGACTCAATGCCCTTAGCCGGGTTGTCCTTCACAAAACCACGGTTACGGCCCCACTGCATTACTCGGCGCAGGTAGCGCAGTGAGTGAGCGGCTTTGGAGGGAGTGCCATCCTGGGCTATCTTGTCGATGATCCGCTGGACGAGCGCCGGCGTGAACTTGAGCACCGCCAGTTCGCCCAGCGGTTTGCCAAGCTTCGTCGGGAACGCCAGAAGCACGTCGCGGGAGTAGACATAGTCGTCGTGGGTTTTCTCGCTGAGGACCTTGTACTGGTCACTCTTGTGGAACTCATCACAGAGGTATTGCAGGCTGTCGCGGTCTACGCCGTTGCGCTCCTCGATGAGGCGGTGAAGCTCTGAAAGCGTCACATTACCCGCGCAAAGGTTCTGCCGCTGTCGCCGCCCGGCCTCATTGAAATACAGGATGTACCAGCACCCAGCGCCCCTATGGTCGAAATAGACCGAGCGCGGCAAAGCCGCCTGGTCAATGTGCCCAGGGATGTTTGGATTGTGTTGGCGCTTTCGACCACGTTTCATACGATGTCCGCACTGTAGCTGTCGGTATCCACGGGTTTTAGCCCGCCCGCCTGGTTGATCAAATCCACCGTAGTCCAGGGCCCCTTTCGTCCACTGAAAATTCGAATCCCTTGGGAGCGCAACGTTTTTTCAACGTCTGCCCGGCGGCTATATCCCGTTACGCGTTGTAAGTCTTCAAACTCAAGTACACGGGCTGCGCTCATGCTACCTCCAAGGTTACTGGCTCCCAGGCCGACTCGCAGAGCCCGTAGGCGCTGGAGCAGGCAGAGGCGTCAGTAGCAATCATCAGGTCGTATTGGATGCCGCCTCGGGCTGTCTTGGACCATTCAACGGCCTGGCGGATGCTTGCGATCTCCATGACTTCAATGGCTGTCATGCCCGAGATTGAGCCTTTCGGATGCTTGGCATTTGATCCGGCAAAGAACGTGGCAGCACCGCGTTTGCTGGCCTGCTGGACGGTTCGCTCCCAGCGATCGATCCGGTCAATCGCTTCGGGGAACCGCAGGGCAATCTCGCGTAATTCATCCTTGCGGCAGTTGATGCAGGGCATGCAACCGACACGCCCCATGCCTTGTGAATAAAGCGGATTCGGTTTGATGCACATGTAGCGGTGAGCTTCGAACACCGCCGGGACATCCCACTTCAAGATCGGGCGGTAGTTGAACAGGCCACCACCGACTTCGTCGCATTCCGGCAGATATCGTCTGTTTAGCGACTCGTCTGCGCGCACACCCTGCCAGCTCAGAATCATGTCGCCGGCACCCATCAAAGGCATGACTACTTGCTCAAGCATAGGGTCACGCTTCAGCTCCATGGTGCAGAACTGGGCCTTGCGGCTAGGGAACCGGCCTTTCCAGATGCACAGATCTAGGAAAGGGTTGCCGGTGGGCTGCAGCACGTCCAGCGCTGCAAGCACAACCTCCTCTGCGATACCTTGCGCCCGCCACTTAGATTCGATAAATCGGCGCTTACCTTCAATGCGCTGGGTAAAGTCAGCGCGCACCCGGGTTATTTTTGTGCATGTGGCTTGTTCCAGATAATCAAGGTACTCGTAGGTCTGTTGGTGCTCGTTGCCGGTGTCTGCGAAGACGGCCTGCAGGTTGGGTGCCTCTAGGGCAATGGCGACCAGTAGAGTGGCAGTGCTGTCTTTGCCGCCGCTTAGGCTGATAATGTTGTGAGCAATCATTGATGGCCTCCCGGAGCATCGGTCATTTGCCAGGGGAGAGGTGTGCGCAGTCGAGCTTTACTTTCAAACGCCTCCAACTCTTTTTTGCGATATTTTTCTGCGTTACGCACGAGTTGAAAAAGTCGATTTACTTCCATTTTTTGAATAACTTTCAGCTGGCTGCAGGCTGCAAGAAACCCCCAAATCCAGGTGCTGGTCCGAGCAAGCTCCTCTTTTGTAGCAGAGTTTCTTAGGGCCTCTAACTCCATGACGAGTGAGCACAAGTCAAAGGTTGTTGGCCTATTAATGTTTTTTTTGCGAACGCGATTGTTCCATTGTTCGGTCAGCAAAGGTTTGCAGTCTTCCTTCACGCTGTAACGTATGTTTGTGGAGGCTCCGCATCGTTCGTGTTTGCATTCAATCCAATGGCCGCCGTCACCATCGTGTGCGAATTGAGCATTACTTCCGCAAAAGGGGCAGCGCAATAATGGAGCGATTTTCTGAGTATTCATTGATGCACCTCTCCTGTTACATCCGAAACGATTGATGAGCGCGCGACGGCGGTAACTTCTGCTCGGCGTGTTGTGCTCCGTCGGATTGGATCTCACACACGAATCTGTGTCGTTTCCGGTTGGGCGCAGTCAGCGCCTTGGTCAGATCAGGCAGAACGTCAATGCATTGCTCATAGGCGTGAGGTCCCTTCCAGCTATCAGCCTTCACCACCTGGCAGTCTGTACGGGTTGCGTCCGCGCACAGGTACAGCAGTAGGAAAACGGTCATACGCCAACCTCCTGCTGCGCCACACTCAGCGCAATCGCCACCGGCTGCACCCAAACCGAAACGTTGCTGAGCATGAACGTCTCTCCTGCCTCGGAAAGCAGCAGTGTCATGCCGAACACATCGGCCATTGCCCTGGCTGCCGCACGGGGTACTGCATTCCCAATCCGCTCCCGGTGCTGGCCGTCGTTGATTCCGTCCAGACGGAAGACTCCCGCCTGTTCAATCTTGCGAACGCGCTGCATGCGCTCGATCTCATGGGCGGTCTGTGGATCTGCTGACCAGTGATCTTCTGGGTCAAATAGTGATTGCAGCGCGGCCAACTCCAGGGTGGTGAACGGCCGGTGCCAGGTCCCATCGAGGCTGGTGATTCTGCAGGTCAGTCTGTCGTTGGGCGCCGGCATGCGCTGATCTGCAACCGACCAACGTCCGTTGTCGTGGCACGCACTGGCGGACACGGCGCCGGCCGGCGTGTTGTAGTCGACCACACCATAATGCCCCCCGGTCAGGTATGCATCGCCCTTGGTGCGCGACATTCCTGGGCGAGGATCTGCGATCGATAACGCGCCGCTGGCGACCTGTTGCGAGCCAGTCACAGTCTTGGCGCTCTCGCACCAGGGCATGATCCGCAACTTTTGCGTGCTGGCATTCGGGTGCCATTTTTTGTAGGCGGGATCTGCCACGGCGAAAGCGCCTTGCCCGGTGGTGCTTCCGGCGATGACGGTGCCTGCCGGCTTGCTGTAGTCGGTGACCAGGTACTTGCCGAAACCCTTGGACGGTTGCCGAGGGTCGGCCACGGCCTGCCCGCCAGAGCTCGGCCCGTGTCCTGCAGTGACAGTGCCGGCGGTTTGATCATTGCGTACCACGCGGAACACATTATTGTGGCGCTCGCCGGTCATGCGCGGGTCAGCAACGCTGAACGTCCCTTGCCCCGGGCTGCGCTGACCGGTTACGACACCGCAGTGGCGGTCATAGGGCAGCACACCGAATTGGGTGTACTCGAATTTGTTGGTGGGGCGCGGATCTGCCACGGAAAACTTGCCGTTTATTGGGCGGCTCGCACCTGCAACCACCCCGGCTGTATCGTCCCAATCGACAACCCCGAGTACGCCGTTGTGGTAGTCAGGCACAATCACAAAGTCGCGTAGGTGCCCGTCCTCGATCGCAAACCGACTCAGGCTGCGCCAATCCTTCCCGGCCTCGACCAGGGCTAGGCGTACCCATGTTTTCCACTGCAACGCCGGCACGCGGTGCATCGGCCCTGCCTGATCTATATCGCCTGCCAGCGGCATGCGGCTCAGCACGTCACCGACGGCACGCAGGCTGCGTTTCTCTGGTTCGTACAGGAACGCCGGGACCTTCTCTACGTGCCTGGCCACCAGCAAGAAGCGTTTTCGACTCTGGGCCAATCCGCCAATTTCGCCACAGTCGTGGGTGGTTTCAGCCACCGCGTAGCCGTAGTGCCTTAGCAGCTTGGTGATCTGGTCCAACAAGTACCGGCCACGGGTAGCCAGGCGCGGTACGTTTTCGAACACGATCAGCGACACCGGGTTGTGCTTCCAGGCTTCGCACATCAGCCATACGCAACGCAACGTCAGCTCGTTGAGTGCCCGATACTTGGGCGTCTGGCTCATAGTCTCGGACAAGAGGCCCGAGGCCCCCTTGCAGGGGCTGCTTATGAACACTGCATCTGGATCTTCGTTGCCGGCAGCGCGGCGCAGATCTTCGGCGGTGGCTTCCCTCCATCCTGCGGGAGGCTGCTGGCCGTGGAACGCCGTGAATTGCTCGCGCGTGAATAAGTCCATGAGCGTGCCAGGTACGCCGGTCATCATCTGGAAGTCGCGCAACCCGGCCGGGTCGACATCAACACCGCCCAGGCAGCGCCATTCAGCTTGCACTGGTCCCAGGACTGGTTTGGAGTCGTTGAAGCCAGCAGCGCCGCTGCCGAGGCCGCAGCAGAGATGGAAGTGGGTGAGGATTCGCTTAAGCATGGGAGGCCTCCCGCGCGGCAAAGCAGGAATTCCCCGAAACGTGCATATACCCCACGACAGGCTGCGCGGGCGGGCGTCCCGAAGCGGTAAGCGTTGCATCACTGACCGCTGCCCCGCGCAGCTTTTCGTGGGGTATACGTGCCTCGGCAGTGGCGCTGGAAGGAGCAATAATGACTGCTGCTGCGCAGCAGAGACTGTTTGTTTCTGACGTGTCGACACCACTGGTGCTGCGGAGCAAAGCGGGCAGGGCGCTGGTGTTTTCCTGTTGGTTCTTCATGCCGCTTTCCTCCGATGTTCGACAGAGAGTTGGTCCATCAGGCTCTGGTGGTAGGTGAGTCGGGCTTCTGCGGCAGGCCATGGACGGATGATTTCGGCCATAGGTTGTATGCCGACCAAACAATCCCAGATAGCCGGATCGGTTGGCATGAGGTCGCGGCGTTCGGTGGCCAGCGCAATCAAGTCGGCCTGGTGAACGCATGCAGGAAGTTCTGCAGCAATGTCGAAGCGCTGGCACACGCGTTGCCATACCCAGTCTTCAAAGTCCTGGTATGCATGTATCCACTGTTTAAGTGGTTTGGTCATGTCGCCCAGGTACGCCTCTGGCGCGTCGTGAAGTAAGGCAGTGAGCTTGTGTTCTTCCGGCACCAGCTCGGCGACGATGCAGCTATGTTGCGCCACACTGTAGAACTCACGGGTGTGCCCGTTGAAGCGGCAGAGGTGTGCCAGTGAGTGGGAGATGTCTCGGGGATCGATCATGTCGGCGTCAGGCTCGAACAGATCAAAACGTTTGCCGGTGTGGGTTAGGATCCAGTTCATGCGGCCTCCTTCACAAGATCGGCCAGCAACAGGGCGTTGTCAGCTGCCTTATGCAATTCGCGCAGTGCGTCGTAACCGATCAGCGCTTTCAACTGCCGGTCGAACTCTTTGTTATGGCGAGTCATTGCGTTCAGTTCCTTCATAGCCTTGGTGTACTGCTGTTGCAGTGTTCCAGCGGCCTGAGGCGTCAGACGCAGCATTGGGATGGCGCGACTCATGCTGCATCCTCCTGATATAAGGAATCCAACTCGGCAGCCATGCTCAAAGCGTGGTCGCGCAAAACGAGTGCTTGAGTGGCGTGGTTTTCGGATTGCAATGCGCGGAATGTATCGGCGGCGAGTTTGAGCTTTCCGGCTATATCCAAAAGGATCTGCCGGTCCTGTGGCTCGCGGATCAAAATCAGCTCCAGGCGCGTGCATCGCTTCGTAACCTGTTCAAGGGCCGTGGCGCCTGACGACTCGCCCTCCTCAATGCCCTCGATGTAGCCCTTGGCGTGTCCGTCGTCGTAGCCTTCGCTCCAGCCATCCTTCAGTCCGCCTCGATACCCGACCCAGTACAGAATGGCGAGTGCAATTACGAAGCTGATCAATGCGAAAATTTCAAATGCAGTCATGTGGTTTGCTCCTACTGTTGTCTTCCGCTTGGCTGGTGGTGCAGCGGTCGCGGTGGTGCAGCTGCTATCGAAGTGTGTCGGTTAAAGATTCATCGCTCGTCTGGCTGGGGTTGAGTTTTTGTCAGCTCCTCGTCTGCGGCATCGGCCTGGGTATCAATGAAGATGGCCAGATGGCGGATGTCGATAAAGCGGGGGCGCTTGGCGCTGGTATCCAGAGTGGTGATGGGTAGCGCTACACGGCCGCTTGTCAGTGCGCGAGTGAAGTTGTCCTGGTTCAGATTGCTGAAGTAGCGTTCACGTACCTGTTCGACGGGCACGAGCAGGTCTCCGAGCGTTCGGTACAACAGGTCAACGGTCTGACTTCTGGGCGCTATCGGCAGGCGCAGTTCGTGCTGTACGGAGGCCGTCATGCTGCATTCGCCTTATCTACCTGCGCCTTGAGCGTGCCAAGCGTCAGCTTTCCGGATGTACGTCGCGTCGATTCTTTAGTGCGCGGTTGGTGGCTTGCTCGAATGTCACGGTTGATGGCTGCCAGGGCTGTACGTGTCGTGCTGCCAAACGCCACGAAACGCGGCAGTGGTGAGGTGCTGTCTAGCGGTTCGAGAACGGCCCCCAACTCAACGCCCTCAATGCCGCTGCCAAGGCGCAGCATGGCGCGAGCACGGTAGTTGGGGCCGAGATCGATCACGAGTTGGTCGAGAGCCGCCGCCAGTTGCAGGTGCTCGATTTGCAGCGGTGCGCCAGTGATGGGGAGGGAAACACCGGCGGCGGTCGCGGCTAATGTCAGGTTGGCCAGAATTTTCTCAGGGGTACGGCGTTCTTCGGGCAGGTTCAGCAGCTCGATCAGTAAGGTGTCAATCAGTTTGCGATCCATGTGTATTCCCTCGGGGGTGGTTCCAGGCGATCTCAACGTGGGTGCGCACAAGATCGCGTAGGTGCTCCGGTACCTCTGCCAGCGCGGCGATGCGTTCCTCGCGAGTTCGCATCGCCGTGATCTGGCGGGCGTACTGGCGCGGCCATGCTTCGGGCTGTCTCATTACGCGACTTCTCGCGGGTCAGGCACGGCGGGTGGTGCTGGGCATTCAATACCGATCTGGTTGGCTAGCCAGGAGATGCCGATCTCAGTCACACGAGTGGTACGTTGGTATTGCATCCCGTATTCCTCGTGAAACCAGCGGCTCTCGCGGGTGACCAAAAAGTCTTTGGTTGCGGCTGGGTTAGCTGGCAGGTTTTTTTTATCTAGCAAACCTTTGTCGCGCATGCGTTTCATCAATTCGCGGTGACCCAGACCAAGGCGTTGGGCTGCGCGTTTGAGGGATATGCTCATGTAGGCACCTCACGCGGCGGCCGCGAGGCTGTTGCGGTAGCCCTGCAGGAATTGATTAAGGTTTTCAACCAAGATTGCGTAAGCGCGCTGGTTGTCGGCGGGCAGGGTGAGTAGGCAGCCTGCGTCGTCGTCTATTTCGATCACGGCGATAAAACCGCCGCGTGGGTTGCGCTGTATCTTTAGAGAAGGCTCCAGTTCGTCGGCGATCAGGTGGTAGATGCCGCGCCCACGCCGGATAGCCAGACGTAGAGTGGCCTCTATATCGCTGACAGCTTCATGCTCATCTACGTCGGGCACACCGGTGGGGCTGCGGCCATTGGCGATACCTTCGATAAAGCTCGCAACGCGCGTGGCGTTGTTTTTGCGGTGCTTATCGAGAGTGACTGATGTATTGCGCGTCCCGCAGATGCGCACCATCACCGTGATGCCGGCGGTGCATTGTTCGATCTCAACCTGAGCCGCTACGGATTGGCAGCCATCACACGAATGCAGGGTGTGATTGAAGGTGCCGCTAAGGTTTACCTGGGCCTGTAGACGGATGTAGGCGCTGGCGTTGAGAGATAGTCTACTCATGCTGCACGCCCTCCATCGTCAGGATTGAAGGGGGTTGGCGTTGGGCTGGTAGTTGATTTGCGTTTGGTAGGGGCGAAGGCGCAGCCGTGGATTATGGCTAGGCGGCGCACCTCGAAAACGCGGCTTTCTGGGCACGTTGGTAGGACGTGCAACGTTGCGGTTTGCATGGGAATTGCCTCGCTCTGTGGTGGGAGAGTGAGGCAATTAAAGTTCTCTTAACTTTTTAAGTCAAGAAGGCTTAATGTATTTTGTTAAGAGATCTACAGCTAGAGGGCTCCAGCGTGCCATACGGCCCGTCCGATGATGAGTAGATGACCAATGCTTGTATCAGTAGCGCTCTCATCCGGATAAGCGCGTTTGTCCTCGTTGTCGCTTCGAATTATCCAACCGTTGGTGAGCGTGTGGACTAGGCGCTTGATGCTGATGTCTCCGTCTGGGCGCTGAATTGCATAGATTCTGCCGTTCAACGGCTCGCGCTGGCCTTCGTCAATCAGCAGCACATCATCATCAGCAATGGTCGGGAACATGCTCATTCCTGTGCTGTAGATGACCTTGAGGTTCTTTTCCTTCAAGCCCATTCGGGTAAGCCAGTCTCTCCTAA